GGTTGCCATAGGGCCTCCGATTTACTTCTTGCCTTTGGCCATGCCGCCGCCACACATGCCTTTGGCACCCTTCATGGCGATTTGCTTGCCTTTAGTCTTGCCTTTGGCGGCAATACCGTCGCGGCTAGGAGCTGCTGTTTTCACTTTGCCCATTGCGGATGGGGCGACACCTTGAGATTTAGCCATAAGGCCTCCTGCTTTAAATTTGCGGCCCTTGTCCGCGGTTGAAAAATCTTTGCCCACAGACTGTGGGACTCCTGCTTTCTTGGCAAATGCCGGGCTATGCGCCACGGCTTCCATGAATTTGTGCTGCTTCTTACTCGTCGACGGCATTGGTATCACCCTTTCGGCCGAACAAGCGCTGCACCGTATCAGTTTCCCAAATACGGATAGCTGACCACACGATAGAGAACGCGGCGGCGATAGCAGGGAGCATGCTGGTTAATGTCCCTAGGACCGTTGCAATGGATAAAGCATCTACCAGATGCTTCGCGGTATCGTGGTGTTCAGTCATGGCTTAGCCGTAAATGATTTGAGTCGAGGAGATGTTCGACGAGTTGGCATAAATACCAGTCGCGCAAACGATACCTTCGCTTGGGATCAAAATTTGGAAAGGCTGCAAGTTGGTGCCGGTGTTGATGCCGATGACCCATTTACCGCCGTTGTTCACGTAGTTGCAAACTGTCCCGCCCGCAATAGTGCCGGAGTTCAAGTCTGTAATGGTGAACGTATCCGCGTCGACTTTTGTGATTTGGTAGTTGCCCGAGGTAGGTGCAACGCCGCCGGCAGCAATGTATGCGATGCCAACAAAATCACCAGTGCTCAAGCCATGGGCTGTCTTAGTGACGGTGACGACCTTAAGGGTGCGCGCGTAAGTAGCAGCAACCGGGGCGCTATCGGTGTCGAAAAAGTCAATGTAGCCGGCAGTGCCGTTGCCCAACACGGTAGCCTGTTTCAGGCGCACGCGCCCTACGTACAAGAACCCGGGGCCTTGGAGTTTTGACGATTTAACGTCATATTGCATTGTCATATCAATCTCCTGTTAAGCGGGGGCCGGAGCCCCCGAGATTAATTAGACTTGCTGGCCAGTTGGAGCTTGAGCGCCGTCAGCGTTGCGCACAGCGTACTTGGCAATCAAAATACCGGAACCTGCGCTCAATGTTGCGCCTGTGTAAGTGATGATTGCATCGGTTGCGCCGACGTTTGCCCACAAAGCAGCTTGTGCTTGCGTGCTTGGAGTGATCGACAAAATACCAGCGGTGCCAGTAGTGATCGTGACCGCGCCAATTGAAGTGCCATTCAACAGCACAGTGAAGGTGCCTGACGAACCAGAAGTGAATGTAGTAGTCGCTTGGTTCAAATAGAGTTCCATCAACAAAGCGCCAGCAGGCAGCACAAATGCTTGTGATGCAGCGGTGTCGTTGTACACGACCGCTTTAGTTTGGGCAACAGTCGTGCAGCCCATGTTGGTGATGGTGCCAGCGGTGGTACCGGTTGTGTCTTTAACGGTGCCTAAGCGCCAAGGGCCGAGGTGAGCTGCGAATCCCATGATAATTTCCTTGTCATGCGTTAAGGTGTATCAATCTGCATGAGGTCAGCCGGGTCTGTTTGATACACCGAGATGTCCCGGAGTGCTTGCAATATATCACGCAGCGGAGCTGGGGTCAACGTATTTGAATTGCCTTCCAGCATTTTTACCTTTAGCCAGCGGCTTCCCCGATGTGAGCGCTTTGGCGAGCATCCCGGGGGACATGCCAAACTCTTCCTTAACCGCTTTCAGGCTTGCGTAGACGACTCCAGTCGATACCTCCACAATTGCTTTAGCGTACTTGGCGGCATGTTCCGCACTACGTACTTTGCCCTTGCGTTGCGCGCTCAGCTTGGCCCTTGTTTCGGCGCTAGCCGTTTTCCCAAGATTGGCTTGTCGCAGTAAATCCTTAGTGGCTTCGGAGACTGGCTTACCCGCACGGTTCTGTTGCATCTTAGCTAATGCCTCGGCAGTGTGTTTACGACCGAGCGACGGATGCGGGTTGTTTTTGTAAAACGCTGTAAGCGATTCCGATAGCGCCCGCTTATGCGTGTCCGACCGCACCACACCACGGTTCGAGTTGTCTACGTGCTTGGCAAAGTTATAGCAATGGCGTTTGCCGTGGTGCTCATCAAGCCACCGTTGCTCTGCGGCAGGGAGCGATGCCGTATCGGCTACCACTTCAACCACGCGGAAAACAAAACTGTCTTCCCCGTACTTATTCCAAGCTGCCTGTAAGTGGGGGCAGTGATGAGTGCCCGCGCGCAACTCGCGGGCATGTTTGCGCCACCTAGCGGCTACAACAATCGAGCTCCCAATATAGAACTTGGCGTTCTGGATGTTGATAATCTTGTAAATTACTGCTTGGCCGGTATAGTCCATAAAAACTCCAAAGTGATTTTGATACGACCAAGTATAGTAGATTTTGGAGTTATACGCAACAGAAAAAGAAAAGGGCTCCCGAAGGAGCCCTTAGAACCGCATGGATTCTTAGTTGGAGCCGGGGCTACCAAAAATTCCGAGAGGGTCGCTGACGCCGAAGCTGTAGCGCTCTCTCGCCTTGTACCTTACGTTACCAGTATCAAAATCTCCATCCATTCCGTTTTGCAACGGTGTACGAACGAAGTGCTTCAAGCCGTTAGGCACGTCAGTCAACAGGAACCAAGCGTTGGTGTCTGTCAAGAAGTGGTTAACGGTGTAGCCTTCAGGGATCGAGCCGTTGTTCTTCAAGGCGTTGATGTCGTTGTCGGTTGTACCAACGCGCAACTCGGTTTCGAGCAAGCGGGTAGCCACGAACATCAGGCTTGGAGGAACGACCAATTTCTTGGGCTTAGCAGCGATCAACAGGCCGCGTTCGTCTGTCCAACCAGCGATTTGAATGACTGCGTTTTCCAACGAAGTTTCGTTCAAGTCAGCGCCAGTTGTAGGACGGTTGCTGTTAGTGCCGCCAGAGATCAGTGGGTGTGCTGTAGAGCACAACACTTGACCGTCACCGTATGTTGGGCCACCAGTGAAGGCGTTGTTCAACACGTAGGCACCCTTAACTTGCTTGGTGTAAGACATACCGCGGGCCAAAGCCTTGGTATAGCGAGCAGACAAGCTATCGTACAAGTTGTCTTCGACCGCTTCTTCAGTGATCGAGAAACCCATAGCGATGGTTTCGTGTGTGTAACGTGCAGTCCATGCCTCTTGCGCGTTGTCATAAGCGATGGCAGAGCCTTCGTTCTTGACTGGAGCGGCAGAGAAGCCCGACAGCTTGGTTTCTTCTTCAAAGCTACGCTCAGATGTCTCTGTTTCGTAGATCTCTTTGTGCTCTTCGCCGTATTTAGCGTACTCCAAACCGAACAAAGCGTTCAGGCCGGGGAGCAATTCTTTGAGCAGTTGTGCGCGTGAAATAGCCATGGTTTACTCCTTAGACACCAGTGGTGTTGTTGTATTGGTGAGTGTTGATCTTCACCAACAGTTCAACGTAGGAGTCCGAACCAGTAGCGGTATCAGGCACAACGTCGATCACACGGATTGGCAAAGTAGCGGTGGTGTTGGAGCTGGTCGAGAGAACAGCAACGGCGGAATCACCAGTAGTGGTGTTGCCAGCGTTTTGCACCAGAGCCATGTTGGAACCAACCACGCTGCGGCTCACGCCAGCAATCACGGTAGTGCCAGACACAACGGCCACTTTGAACAGAGCTTGCTGGTCGTCAACCACGTAACCGATGGGGTTAGTAGCGCCGGCTGGCAAGTTTTGAGCGTAGACGGTTTGGCCCAAAGAGTTCACGTAAGAACCACCAACGAACACGCCGCAAGGGGTGGCCGCAGTAGTACCGGTGTCTTTGTTCAAATAACCATCAACGATGAGCACTGCGTCGCCAAAAAACGTAGCAGTGTAGCCAGATGCCATAGGGATCTGACGAATCGCACCTGCATAAGGCTTGCCGTCAAGGGAATTGACAGGCTTGAGGCCGTATGGGGCGCTAACGGTGGGGTAAGCCATGTTGAGCTCCTAAAAAGTTTAACTACCTTTACCGAAAGTGACCGTGGACTTACGTTCTTTGAACATAGGCATCCGCGGATCACTTTCGCGCATGTACGTGTTATCTACTGAGTGCAACTGCGACTCCGCTTGATTGCGGTAATACGCGTCACGATCTGAAGCAAATTCCACGGGGGTTTTGCACAGCAACAAGCCACCGACCTCGATACCATCTGGGAAGCGGCTGTTTGGGCTGCTTAACA